CTACATATACGGAAGGCCGGTCCTTATCGAGGGGGCGAACGACGAGTCGGCTTATACGAAGATCGCAGGCTCGACCCTGCCTTTTGCCTACGTCGACGAGGGGACACTCATCCCGGAGTCCTTTTGGGACATGCTCATCTCTCGACTCTCCGAGCCGGGGGCTCAGCTATTCGGGACGATGAACCCCGGGGGGCCGGCCCACTACCTCAAGAAGAAGTGGCTCGACAGGGAGGGGGAGCTCGACCTCCGGAGCTGGCATTTTGCGCTGGAGGACAACACTCACCTGGACCCCGCCTATGTCGCCGAACTGAAGCGCCAGTATACGGGCCTCTTCTACCAGCGCTATATTCTGGGCCAATGGGTCCAGGCTGAAGGTGCGATCTACCAGAACTTCCGCCGAGACCTCCACACCGTCGACCGCCTACCCGAGGGGAGACCCTCTCAGATGGTTGTGGGGGTGGACTGGGGCGCGACTCATCCGACCGCCTACCTTCGGGCTCTCAGGTACGGGACGACATGGTACATCGACAAGGAATATCGCCGCTCCGACCTCACCAACGGGGAGCTAGCGCGGGACCTCCAGGCCTTCTTAGGCGACCTCTACCCTTCGGCGATCCTCGTCGACCCTTCCGCCAAATCGTTCAGGTTGGAGCTTCTCCGGGCCGGGGTCCAGATGGTGATGCAGGCCGATAATGACGTCTTAAACGGGCTCTCCCGGGTCTCTAACGCCTTCGAGACGGGCCACCTCAAGCTTGTAGAGCCCAACTGCCCCCTCACCCTGGAGGAGCTCGAAGGCTACCGATGGGATGACGCCGCCACCGAGCGGGGGCTCGACAAGCCGGTCAAAGAGAAGGACGACCTTATGGACGCCCTCCGGTACATCGGCAACAAAATATTCTATCGGAGTATTAATTATGGCAATCACTGACTTAGATTCAATCTTCCGGGCCGGCGAGCCGTGGCCCCCCGTATCCGAGGCGGCTCGCCTCCAGGCCTACGAACGGTACTCTCGGCTCTACGAGGGCGATCACGACGCCGTATTCAAGGACCTGAACCCGAAGGACGCCCCCCACATCGACATGGCCCTGAACTGGCCGAAGCGGGTTTGCACCCTCGTCGCTGATCTGTTGTGGGGAGAGACCCCACGATTCGAGGCTTCAAAGGGGCAGGAAGCCCTAGATCGCATATTGGAGGCCAACAGGTTCCACCTCGTCTCCTACGACTGCACCGTCGACTTGGTCAAGTACGGAACGGGGCTCTTCAAGATCCGATTTGACCAGCACGGGATCATCGAGGTGATCGATCCCCGGCTCTGGTTCCCGGTATGCAATCCGGACAACGCCGCCGAGGTCACGGCTCACATCTTAGCCTGGACCGTCTACAAGCCCAACGAGGACGGCAAAGACGAGCCTTATCTGAGGCTGGAGATCCATCACCCGGGCCGGATCGAGAACCGCCTCTACAAGCTGAAAGAGGGGAAGATCGAGAAGGCCGTCGACCTCGCCACCATCGCCAGATACAGGGACCTCCCCGACGAGATCGAGACCGGGATCGAGGACTTCCTCATCGTCCCCATCCACAACCTGAAGGCCTCCAACGCCGTGGCCGGGCGATCCGACCTCGCCGACCTGGAGGACGTCGTCCACGAGATCGAGAAGAGGGCGGGCCAAATCTCCAGAGTATTGGACCAGCACGCCGACCCGAAGATGATCGCCCCCTCCAACCTCGTCACGATCGACCCCACCACCGGGCAGGCCTTCTTCACCGCCTCCGGGTCCCGGGTCTATATTGTAAACGAGGGTGAGACTGCTCCGTCTTATCTCACCTGGAACGCCGAGCTAGAGTTTGCCTTCCGCCAGATCGAGATTATGAAGGACCATCTCATGGCTGTGGGTGAGATCTCACCGGCGATCCTGGGAGACACACGGAACGGGCTCGCAGAGTCCGGAAGCGCCTTGAAGAGGCTGGCTTTGCCGACGTTGAGCAAGGTCAATCGCCTGCGCCAGAGGATCGACCCCCAACTAAAGGACGTGCTCAGGATCTGCGCCGAGCTCGAAGTCGCCTCCAGGATGAGCGGGGCGATGCTGCTCACGAACTTAACGATCGCCTGGAGGGACGGACTCCCCGCCGATCCGATGGAAAGCGCCCAGGTCGAGAACCTCCGCACCGTTGCGAGACTCACCTCCAGGAGGGCGGCTCTGTCCAGGCTGGACGAAGGGGCCACCGAGAAGGACATCGACGCCGAGCTCCAAGCGATCGAGAAGGACCTCGAAGCCGATCGAATCGCTGTTATCGATAATGAGCCCCTGAAACTCGAAATGGGGGAGCCATAGCTCCCCTTCTCATCTCCCTTGTGGACAAAAGGGAAATTATAAATATCAGTTTGACCTTATAGTACACTACGGCTACGTGAGACCGGGATAATCTTGCGGAGATGTGTAAACGTGGCAAACGAAGATCAAGATTCAGAGCTGATATTCTCAAAAGAAGACGTTTCTCGAATCGTTAGCGAGAGACTCAAACGAGATCGTGAGAAGCGCGGGGACGCCCCCCTAATGGCGGAAATAGCCACTCTCAAAGCTGAAATTGAGGCCCTCAAAGGCGAGAATCAAGATCTCCGGGCCTCTCATAAGCGCACCGAGACAACGGCTTTGAGAGCGAGGATCGCCAAAGAGACCCACCTCCCGGAAGGGCTCGCCTCCCGCCTCCAGGGCGAGGACGAGGAGGCGATACGGGCGGATGCGACGAAGCTCCTGGAGGAACTCGGGCCAGCCCAAAACGTTGGCCGGGGATCGAACCCTCCGGATACCTCCCCAAAGACCTGGACCCGGGCGGAGATCGAGGCGATGACCCCTAACCAGCTCGTCGAACATATGCCACAGATCGAAAAACAATTAGCAGAAGGTACATTGAGATGAGTCTACAAAATTTTATACCCACGATCTGGAGCGCAAAACTGATCGAGGAGCTCCAGAAGGCCCTTGTTTACGGTGGATGCTGTAACAAGGACTACGAGGGCGATATCAAGCAGGCAGGGGACCGTGTACGGATCAGCGGGCTTTCCACCGTCACGATCAGGAATTACAGCAGGAACGTTGACATCGAGGACCCCGAGGACGTCATCGCCGCCACCGCCGAGCTTGTTGTCGACCAGGAGAAATACTACAACTTCGCAGTCGACGACGTCGACGCGGCCCAGGCTAAACCCACGGTGATGAGTGCGGCAATGAAGAACGCTGCCTACGAACTGGCCGACACCATAGACCAGTACGTGAGGGATATCCTGATCGCCGGAGTCTCCGAAGACAACTTGCTCGGCTCCGACGACTCCGACATCGTGCCAAATTCGACAGCGGGAACCTGCGTCTACGACTACATCCTCGAAATAGGAGAGAAGCTCTCCGACTCCAAGGTCCCCAGGCAGGGCCGGTGGATAGTCATCCCGCCGTGGTGGACGACCATGCTACTGTCGGATGCGAGATTTACCGCAGCTCCGGCCACCTCCGCCGACGCCCTCAAGAACGGCTTCATCGGCAGAATCGGGGGGTTCGACGTGCTCGAATCCCACAACGTCAAAAACACGAACGGCGACCACTACAAGGTAATCTGCGGAACCAACGCCGGGGCAACTCTCGCGGTGCAGATCCTGAAGACGGAAGGCTACCGGCCCCCCAAGAGGTTTGCGGATGCGATCAAGGGCTTGAGCGTCTACGGTGCGAAGGTTGTACGGCCTGCGTGTCTCGGGTTGATCACCACCGCGAAGAGCTAGGAGGCTGAAAAATGGTAAGAAGTGCAATCACGGTTAACGCCCTCGACGGGGCCTTCAACAACCACGAGACCGCCGACACGATCGACAAAGACAACGACCACACGATCGCCGGGGCCGACGCCTACCGCTACCTGATCCTGAGCTTCGAGCTCTCCGCGGCCACCGCCGGGGATACGATAACGCTCGTGGCCGGGACCGCTGGACCTGCTTATCTGAGGGACCAGGGCGACCTCGTCTTCTCCGCCGCCGGCGGAGCTGAGAGGGCATGTATAGGGCCTGTGGAGAGCGGCAGGTTCCTCCAGGCCGACGGCTCGATCTCGATCGACGTCGCCGGGACCTCGATCGCTGGAACCATCGATGCCTACGGCATAGAGTAACAATAATCCATGGACTGACACCAACCGGGGGAGGAGACACTCCCTCCCCCACA